TGTCTACGCTGACTGAGACACAGCAGCAGAGGATAGATATCTTGGCAAAGATGGCAAGTCCAGAAAACCTCCGCAGGGACCATATGCAGCTAGCAGAGCTTTTGACCAATGTCAAGCAGCTAGAAAAAAATTGTGACCGACTTTATTCCATGCATAATGGCAAACATCCACCTGTGTCAGACACCAGAAAGGCAGACTGATGGGTATACCCTTTGAACTGATCACCATGCTAGGCTCCGGGCTGCTGTCCGGGGTGATGACACTGTGGAGCCAGAACCAGAAGGCCAAGCAGGACGCATTTAACAGGGCCATAGACGGCTTGGCAGCACAGTCACAGGCCACTGACTTAGCCCGTAGATACGAGAACAAGGGCTTTCAAGTTACGCGCAGGATCATTGCCCTGATGGCTGTGTTTGCTGTGATCGTCTGGCCCAAGGTGGTCGCTGTGTTCTGGCCAGAGATACCTGTCAACGTTGGGTACACTGAGTTCAACCCCGGCGCTCTGTTTGGTATCTTCGAAGGATCAGAACAGATTAAGTGGCAAGCTCTAAAAGGCTTGGTAATTACACCATTGGACACACATTTGCTCAGTGCAATTGTCGGCCTGTACTTTGGTGCTTCAATGGTTAAAAACGCGAGGTAATTATGCAACCAATTTCTCAAAGTGTCGCACCGCTGCTTGGATATGCTTCTCCGGTAGAGCAACCGTATCAAGAAGAAGCAGTACCTCTAGGTCTTCTTGCTTTTGTAGCTAAACAGCAGGAAGATGCCCAGAAGCAGCAAACGCAAGTGGCTCAGAGTCCAATGGTGGACGCCTTGGCCGGCATAGGTGGTACCAATGTTGATGATTTATTCAATGTCACCGGTAAAGACTTAGCTAAAGGTATGCGTGGTGCGTTTGGCGGCGGTAAAATTGGAACGATCGTGGACCTTGCGATTGCTAACGGATCAGCAAATGTAGCTCTCGGCCCCGGCGGAACCATTACTAGAGATGCTCCCATTCCAGAAGGAGCAAGAATATTACTAGAACGATCAGACCCTGCTCGTCTGCGTAGGATGGATGCCTACCAGAGGTTCGATGCTTCCAATAAAGAACAGACATGACCTTAACAATTAAACTTATGATGATTATCCTACTTTGGAACAACGATGGGTCATTTGAGAGCAACGTTTCAGAAGTAACCGAGTGTCCTGATACAGAGATCGTCAAAACAGTAATGGAAGAGAGACGTCTAGCAGGTCAGTTCAAGAGTTGGGCAGCGTACTGTGAAGCGGTGCAGTTCGGTCACGGTATTACTACTTAAAAGGTGGTCCCCAAGCCCATCCTGTTAGGCTATAGCGCACACCCTTGGTCACTGGTGTTACCCTGTGGTAGTAGTAACTGGGAAAGACAACGATCCTGCCGGGTATTTTCATAGCCTCTTCATTGATCACTCTCTTCTTGTAAGGAGCACTGGGTGACCCCCAACTGAACTGGAAGTCACCCCCTTCGTAGTCATCGTTGAGCACAACGTTGAAGGTAAGCTTTCTAGCTTGCTCTTTGTGGTCATAGTCTATGTGCCAAGAGTACTTCTCCCCCACTGTATACTTACTAAGCTGGAGCGGCTGCACTCCTTGAATATCAAAGTTCCAACCTTGCTGCAAGTTTGCGGCCAAGACACTGTACAGAACAGTTTGTATAAAGTTAGGATCGTCTATGCCGAACATAGAGTTGTTCCTAATTTGTTCTATCCTCTTGCCGTGGCTGACTAAGGCTTCTTTTTCCTCTAAGTTATCTGCTAGTTTAATTATAGCTTGACAGAACTCTGGGGTAAAGTCATCTGTACCTGTCTCCTCGCCAGACCTGAATACATTACCGTACATTTTTAATTCTCCGTAGAACTTTGTCTTTTTCCAGTTCTGTATAGGTCATCCAATCTGCAATCTCCTCTTGCGTTCTCAGACAACCTATACAGATCATATTGTGTACCCTGTTCTCCAGATGACACACGTTCACGCAAGGACTCTTAGACTCCACAACTTCCGCCATGTCCTGTGATGTCGCAGATGTCATGCGTCTCCAAGCCCTCTTCAAACTCTTCGCCCAGCTTGTCTACAGCCTCACTATAGGACACTGAAGATAGAGGCTGTCCTCCCCTACATCCGTCAGGGTACACCGTGAAGCCCCGCAGCCTGTGAGCGTAACTAGCAAGGGTATTAGCAAAGTCATCAACAGTGTCCTCATTGTTAAGCTTACTTCCCCACTCTGGCAGGTTGATCGTGCTGCTGATGGACATATCCACGTAGTCCTGCACGTCTGCTTGGAACTTCATCCGGCGCTTGTAGTCACTGGCTAAGTCTAGGGCAGACTCAATGTTGTCAGGTTTAACACCGTACAGGTCAATGATCTCTTGGGCTGCACTGTCTACCACGTACTGGTAGTGCCACTTGTTTCCACCTTTGAGATACCTGCGCTTGTAGGCAACAGCGAAGATAGGCTCAACCCCAGTAGAAGTACCAGCAAGAATGCCAATGCTACCAGTAGGGGCAATAGCCCGATTAGCAACAGGACGGGTAATGCTAAACTGATCAGCAGTCTCTCTACTGACCTTATCACTGACACCTTTGTACACTGAGAGCCACTGGTGCAGTTCATCGCTGACTTCATACTTCTGTCCCTTCTTGATCAGCCATTCGTGCATACCCATCAGACCGAGGCCAAGTCTACGGTTCTTCTCGCGTGTCTGGTAGACCTTCTCATAGGGCAGTTTGGCTTTCATGGTGCCGCAGATAAGGAACTTGGTGGCTAGCTCTACCACCTCAGAGAACTCCTTAAGGTCACTGATGCGTCCCATGTTGATAGAACCAAGGTTGCACACGTCGCTGTCGTCAGCGCTGGTCACTTCTGTGCAAGCGTTTCGGAGTGTCTCATTCTCTTTATCGAAGAAGTTAAAACTAAACCCCGGCTCTGCGGTCTTCAGTGCCTGTCGCACATTAGTTTTGAAGACATCTCCTACTTCTCCCGTCTTCCAGTATTTCAACAGCCACTCTGTATCATAGTTGACACTGATGTTCGTCATGTCCAACGGTGCTGCAAAGTTGAAGTCCTGCTCCTTGACTTGGCCTATGCTGAACCCTGTCTGGCCTACGTCCATATCGTACCAGTTCTTGCTGGCCAAGAAGGCACCAATGTCGCGATGCTGCCAGTTCAGGCTGGCGTAGATAGCAGACCTACGACTACCGCCCTGCATAACCCTGCGGCCAATTTCGTTGATCATCTGCATCTTAGGTATCGGTCCACTGGACAAACCGCCCGTCTTGCTCAGACCAGAACCCTCTGGACGATAGATCGAATAATCTACACCAATGCCACCACCCGTCATCAAGCAGGACTCAGATTTCCAGCTAAGGTTAGCCCAATCTTCACGACTGTCCTCTTCTGCTTTCAACAGGTAGCAATTGTTGAAGAACTTGTTAGGACGACCGGCGTAGTACAGATATCGACCACCGGGGATAAATTTAAGTTCTCTTACCATCTCTGTAAGAGTACCTACCTCGTCCTTAGTGAGCAGATCGCCGCATACATCGTCTACCAAGGTCTTGGCCAAGTCGTACCAAGTCATGCACCCTTCATGGGCATACTTGTGCTTGAAGATGTCTTCGCTAAACTTGGAACGGAACATTGGGTTTTCGTTGGATTTAAAAGTCATTACAGTCTACCGGCCTTAAGTTAAATTTATGAATGTTCTCAGCTAACTCTTCTCTCAATAAGTCTAGCAGCTTCAGTGAGTCTATGTCCAGCAAATCTACAATCTCTTCACAACTGTACGCTTGGCTGATATCAAGAAGCTGCTCTTCAGAAAGCGTGTTCACTTGGTGCCTCCTGTTCTACCTTCTCTTGTCCAACGAGGAACACCGGACGGCCTGAGCGGAACTTGACCTCTAGCTCATCGCCCCAGCATGTCTTCTTGTGGGAACAGTATGAACAATTGATGCCCAACTTCTTGCGTCTGGATTGCTTGTCTACCACAGTATCAAAGTGCCTCTCAGGCGGCTCTGGCAGGGCAACATCGTGCTTGATGCTGGCAATCTTGGCACTGGTGTCCTCTATATCATGGTGCGTATACGTGGCTAGCTCCCCACCAGACTTGTCAAAGGCCAAGAACGTACCGCTCTTTTTACCAAAAGCGTTAGCATAGCCGCTGATCTGGCTGATATAACCAAAGGCATCGTCGTCAGGCAGTGTGCCGTTCTTGAACTTCTTCATGCTGAATGCACTGGCAGACTTAACATCGACCAGTTCACCATCTATCATGCAATCGATGTGTCCCTTGATGTCGTCTATCTCAATCTCGGCTTGCATCTCAGTCACAGAATGCCCAGCTTCCTTGGCCAAGTAGATCAACATTGCTTCAACAATGTCACCTACCATGAACTTGAGCTTGGTCTGTGGAGTGAAGCTCTCCGCTTGGTCGTCACCGTTGATATCGTACCAGAGCGCCCTGCTACAAGGCTTGCCAATGTTGGACATACGGAGCCTAGGGTTAGGTGCAGCTTGGCTGACCCATAACTGTTTACGCATGGCGTCCATCACCGTGGCACCTAGCTCAAACAGCAGCCCTTGGTCTGGTTTCTTTTTACCGTTAGCCACTAAGTCGTAGATATCATCTACCAGTGTGTCAATCGTCTTTGTCTTTGTCATATTCCACCTTCACTATGTTTTTATGATAATTACGCTTTCCGTTTTTGACACCACTCAAGTTTGCGTGATTGTAACCATGACGCTCAGCAAACTCTCTTACAGACATATTCTCAATCCTATGCTCAACACCGTTGTCGTAAGTTATGG